CCACGTGTGGTGGTAACGGTTATCACGTTATTCCTACTAACGCTGTTGCTGGTTTAAAGTTTATACCACCTAGTGCTAAGTGGGCTACAGCTAGTGGCTTCTCCACCAACAAACGTAATCTGGAGTTACTAGCTAATGCTGCAAGAAGAAAAGATATGCCAGAGGCTCTAGAGTTTTTGGAAAAGGTACAGAGGTTGTCTGCACTGGACACATATCTTTCTTCTTTCGTTGGTGGTATAAAGAATAATATTAAGGCTGATGGTATGTTACATGTTAAGTTAAACCAACACATGACATCTACTGGTAGACTAAGTGGTAAAGAACCTAACATGCAGAACATGCCTAGAGGTGGTACGTTCCCTGTCAAACGTGTATTTATATCACGCTTTGATGGTGGACGTATCGTTGAGGCTGACTTTGCACAACTAGAGTTTAGAGTCGCAGCATTCCTGTCACAAGATCCTATTGCCATACAAGAAGTGGTAGAGGGTTTTGATGTACATGCTTATACTGCTAAAGTTATATCTGATGCAGGTCAACCTATGAGTAGACAGGAAGCAAAGGCACATACCTTTGCACCACTATACGGTGCTAGTGGGTATGGCAGGTCAGAAGCAGAGGCTACATATTACTCACACTTTAATGAGAAGTATATGGGCATCGCAAGATGGCACAAGTCTCTTGCCAAAGAAGCACTAAACACTGGTAAGATACGCACACCATCAGGTAGGGAGTTTTCTTTTCCTGATGTGGTACGTAGTCCTAGAGGTAGAGTGAGTCATTTCACTCAAATAAAAAACTATCCTGTACAGTCATTTGCTACAGCAGATATAGTTCCTGTTGCACTGTGGCAATTTGATCACATGTTACGCAACAAAAAGTCTTGTGTAGTAAATACTGTGCATGATAGTATCGTTATTGACGTACACCCTGACGAGTTGGATTGGGTAATACACGTAGTCCAAAGCACAAACGATAATATCAAGGATATAATACGTGAGTGGTTAGAGGTAGATTTCAATGTGCCTTTATTATTAGAGGCAAAAATAGGTCAGAATTGGCTTGACATGAAGGACGTTACGTAGTATAACTATCATCTTTTGAAACATTGTGTAAAGGAGAAAAAGCACATGGCAATGACAGAAACAATAGATACTAACAATTATGAAGTAATGGCTAAAGCAATGGGTCTATCAGCAGATGCTAATACTAAGAGTGCTCAAAGCAACCTAGCCAGACTACGCATAAGTCATGCACCTATCATGGGTGATACTGAAGTTAAAGGTAAGAAGGTAAAGATGGAAGTAGTACCCGGTGGGTATTACAGACTTGACGTACCAGATGGTAATGCATCTGTTGCATCAGGCATGTACTATGCACCTACTGCAAGCATAAGAACTTTTCTTCAACGCTTCATGTATAAGCGATTCATTAAAGGATCTGGATCGGTTCCTAACAGGTTTGTTAAAACTGTTATGGGTGAATCACTCAAGATAGATCTTAAAGATAATGATGGTGGCTTTAACTGTGGTAAGCCTACAGGATGGATTAAAGACTTCAAGGCACTGCCACAGTCACAGCAAACATTGATCAAAGAGATCAAACGTACACGTGTAATATTTGGTTTGTTGGATCTCAAAGATGTAGTCAATGAAAGTGGTGAAGAGGTTAAACAGGATATTAAATCTTTTCCTTTTATATGGGAGATAGATAATCGTAATGCTTTTAAATTATTGGGTGACACGTATAACACATTCAATAAAAAGAAATTGCTACCTATCTCGCATACAATCTCATTTGGTACTGAGGAACAGTCATTACCTAATGGGAGTAGCTTCTACCTGCCTACTGTGGATGCAGACTTTACTAATGCGTTGCCTATATCACAGGAAGACCATGAGACATTCAGTAATTTTATGTCTTGGGTAGACAACTATAACAACTACATTGTGTCTGAATGGAGCAAGAAGTCAGAGTCACTATCGTCTAGTGATGAGAAAGTTTTAGATGAGTTTCATTCACTTGATGATGAAGCACCCTTCTAAATGAACCATCCAGCCGAACTGACGTTAGCACAATACATGACAGATGCAGCCAATGGTAAGGCTGTAATGTCTGATGCAACTATTGAAAAGATAGGTAAGGACGTTATGGATGCGCTAAAGCGTCAGTTTGGTGGAGGTACTAAGCGTAAGGACTTTGCATTGAGGATGTCTAATGTAGGTAGACCTTCATGCCAATTATGGTTTCAGAAGAACCGTCCTAATGAAGCGGCACCTCTACCAAGTAACTTTGTAATGAACATGATGTTAGGAGATATAGTAGAAGCAATATTTAAGGGACTGTTAACAGAAGCAAAGGTAGCATTTGAAGATGCAGATCATGTTGCATTAGAGATACCAGAAGCAGATGTTACTATTAATGGTACATATGACATAGCTATTGATGGTGCAGTAGATGATATTAAATCTGCATCTGATTGGTCCTATCGTAATAAGTTTAAGTCCTTCGCGTCACTAAAGGAGAGTGACTCCTTTGGGTACGTAGGACAGTTAGCAGGGTATGCTGAAGCATCTGGCCTAAAGCCGGGAGGTTGGTGGGTGATAAACAAAGCCAACGGTAGCTTTAAATATATTCCTGCTAATGGTCTTGACATGATGGAGGAAATGTATAAAATAAAGAAGACTGCTCTAGCTGTAAAGAGTGACAAACTAGAACGGTGCTTTGAAGCTGTTGATGAAACATTCAATGGCAAAAAGACAGGCAACAAAATACTAGGATCAGAATGTAGCTGGTGTTCTTATAGACATGCCTGTTGGCCTACATTACAAGAACTGCCAGCATTGAAGTCACGTGCTAAAGAACCTAAGACAGTTTCTTACGTGCATATTAAAAAGGAGGATAATGATGAAAGAGTTTCCTGAAGAAAGTTATCTTGAGGCAAACCCAGATGTTAAAGAAGCCGTTGAGAACGGACAGTTTCGTGACGGTAAGCATCACTATGATGCGTTTGGTAAAAATGAAAACAGGAAAGGATTAGATGAATGGAAGATGAGCTAATAGAACTAGAAAACTCCATAAAGGATTTGGAAAAACAGTTAGTCGAAATGAAACGTGAGTATAGAGAAAAGCGTACATCAGCTTTACGATCAGCACTAGAGGCACGTAAAGATATAGACGCAACTATACGTAGTGAATTAAAGACGTTAGGCTATCAGCATGTTCCTGCCTTTATTACTGGTGGAATAGGAAGATATTTCTAAGCAGTGATGAATTATGCTAGGTATGCTCATGCAAGGAAGTATGGGTACAGGTCAGGCTTAGAAAAGAAACTCGCTGATTACCTCAAGTCACTTAAAGTAAAGTACGACTATGAGAGTATTAAGATTGAGTGGGAAGATCTAGCCTACCGTACCTATACTCCTGATTTTATATTGTATAACGGTATAATCATAGAGACAAAAGGTATGTTTACTTCGTTAGACAGGCGTAAACATCTTTGTATTAAGAGGCAGCATCCTAAGTTAGATATACGTTTTATATTTGAAAACAGTAAACGTAAGTTAAGAAAGGGTGCTAAGAGTACGTATGGTCAGTGGTGTTTTAAGCATAACTTTCTGTATGCAAACAGAGTTATTCCCGAAGAATGGATAAAAGAAAAAGGTAAGAATAAACATAATAAGTTTATATGTTTTACTGGAACTAAAAGGAGAGTAGTATGAAGAAACCTACACCTACTGACTTTGAACCCAATGACTTTGTTATCAGGTTAAGACCTCATATGGAAGAAGATGAATGGAATGGTGATGTAGATATAAGTATTATGTGGGATGGCAGTAACCATTTATCACATGATGACTTCTTAAAGTTTATGCATCTAACTAAAATGATCTGTGCATCTGTACCTTTAATGGAAGACAACCCTGCACTACGTGAAAACATTAGTGACTTTGTAAATGAGTCCTATAACAGTTTAGACAATGATAAGCCTGTGCCACAGAGTCAGCCAGAAATAGTGGACAGACAAGGCAATGTAGTGTATTTATCTTTTAACACAAAAACGAAAGGATCGGCATGATGGGAGTATTAACTATGGGTGATGAAACTATTACTATCAATGACTCTAAAGAGTCACTTACCTTTTCTTCTTTTGATATGGTCAACCATCCACCCCACTATAATCAAAGTGGTGTAGAATGCATTGATGCTATCAGTGCTGCTACTGGTAATAACTTTAAGTATTATCTGCAAGGTAATATAATGAAATACTTATGGAGGTTTGACTACAAGGGAAAGGCTGTAGAGGATCTTAATAAAGCTAAATGGTATCTTGATAAATTAATAGAACATGTGGATAAATAATGAGGATAAAAGTTTTTTTAACTTTGTCCATAGATACAGAAGAGTATCCAATGCCTTCTGATGGAGATGTAGCATCTGAAATAAATGATGCATTGCGTGAATATCTGCATGACCTAGATGGTGCAGAGATAGTAACACTAAAAACTATTATGGAGAGATAATTATGCACACTAACAACTATTTAACTTCTGACTATCAAAACTTTATTGCACTGTCTAGGTACGCTAGGTGGAAGGATGCTGAACAAAGACGAGAGGGCTGGTTAGAAACAGTAGAAAGATACTTTAACTATTTAGAAAACTATATTAAAGATACCTATGGTTATGTAATGCCAGATAAGTTACATCAAGAAGTGGCAGGGGCAGTACAGGATCTAGCTGTTATGCCTAGTATGAGAGCTATGATGACTGCTGGTGCACCGCTAGATAGATGTCACGTAGCTAGTTATAACTGTTCATATATAACTGTAGATACACCAAGAGCGTTTGATGAATGTATGTATATACTTATGTGTGGCACAGGTGTAGGTTTCTCTGTTGAGAAACAGTATGTTGAAAAGTTACCTGTGGTAAACGAGCAGTTAGAACCTACAAGCACAGTTATTAAAGTAGGAGATTCACGTGAGGGTTGGGCAAGATCACTCAAAGAACTCCTAGCTATACTGTATGCAGGACAGATACCTATGTGGGATGTCAGTGAGGTAAGACCTTCAGGAGCGAGGCTAAAGACATTCGGAGGCAGGGCATCTGGTCCTGCACCACTTGAAGACTTGTTTAACTTTTGTGTCCAGAAGTTTACTAATGCAGTAGGACGCAAGTTAAGCCCACTAGAATGCCATGATATTATGTGCAAGATAGGTGAGGTAGTAGTCGTTGGTGGTGTAAGACGTAGCGCACTTATCAGTCTGTCTGACATTGAAGATGATCAGATGCGACACGCTAAGTCAGGACAATGGTGGGAGCATGAAGGACAACGTGCACTAGCTAACAATAGTGTGGCATATGCACAGAAGCCAGACATGGGTACATTCATGCGTGAGTGGCTATCTCTGTATGAAAGTCAGTCAGGTGAACGTGGTATATTTAACAGGCAGTCAGCAGTAAAACAGGCATCCAAGAGTGGCAGGAGAGATACTGAGCACACGTTTGGATGTA